GAGTTTGTCCACGTCCCCAATGCGTGCGGTGCAGTAAGTCGGTGCGGATGGTTTGAGCTGGCCGTTGGTCCGAAAGTGGTTCTTTGGCCTGGCAAAAACAAAGACGACCGAAATGCTGATCGCTGCATCCATATTGGCATACCAGCCTTCAGGGCGCAAGTCCAGAGCTGTATGCCTTACGTCTTGACGCCATGGCTTGCACCTCTTGGAGGATTCGACCATGACGCCGCGACCAACGTGGCGTTTGCTGCCCTGTGGGGCAGGCTTGCCTAAAACCGTGAACGTGAAACTAGAGCTGGGCGTGGGCGTCGTCGATTGCTGCATTTAGCAGGCCCATGGCGATTGCTGATGCAGAAAGCTTACGCGGCTCAACTTGCAAAGTACGCCCGCCGATTTGAACGGTTGGGAATTGCGCTGGAGCTTGTTCTGAGATCTGCTTGAGCTTCTCAGAACGATCTGGATCGAGGCTGATTGCGATGGATTTCATGGTGTCGTGAGTAAAAGGTGGGACTTACGCAGAGCCGCCCAAGATCAGTGAATTTGGCCGTAGCTGTTGCGAGGCTTCTGCTCTCGCACTTTGAAGAACCCTTTGAGATCTGGGTATTGATCCATCAAGTCCCTGGCAGCGAAAGCACGATGATTGTTGTTGACCTTGAGGCCAAGGTCTCCGGTGGAATAGCGAGTTTCCCAGCGAAGAACTTCAAACAAACCGCCAATGCCATAGTGATCGTGGCCGCATCGTTTTAGTTCACGAGCCATTTCAGCCAGTCTCGGCAAAAGCCAAGGATTAGCTTGCTTGCATTGCTGCCATTGCAGCTCAAGTTTGCTGGGCTGCTTTTGGTTAAAAAGCGGCAAGTCTTGAAGATCAGTCATTTCAGCTGCTTGGCTGCGTTGACATAAATAGGCTCAATCCACTTCAAAGATTGCTGCTCGCGCTTTGGCCCAGTTAAATATGTGTGCCAATGACCTCTTCTCCAGTGAGGGGCTACTGGAGAACCCTCGTTATCATCAGACTGCAATCTTTTGCGTGATTTGCTCTTAAATCCTTCTCCAATCCATACATTATTTCTCGCTTGCTTGTGCCTGCCTAGCTCACGAAAACTGTGACCTATGGAGATCAGTGGCGGCTGTGATTCAGACAGCAATTCCGGCTTGTAAGCCATTGTTAGCAATGAGTGAACAGCAATCTGTTGCATTTTCATGCAGGCAGCTTGAGTTCGTTCTTCATATCCAGGGACGCAATATGGATCTAAGTGCGGCTTTGCGTGATGCAAATCGTCCCATTTTGACGTGTCAGTGATAGTGGAGCCATAATCAGAAAAGCCAAAAGTGTAAATGCCGTCGAATCCATCCATGACAAGCCTTATGCCTTGCCTCGCGCAGGCTCTTTTGAAACACATGCCAGTCATAACCAGCAATGCGTCAAGAGGTTGATCCCAGTCGTCCAGCAGTAAACCTTTTGGCAAGTTAACAATGAAATGCTCTAAAGCTATTGGAGGCTTGCTAACTCCTTTGGTAGACGTTCTGAGAAATGCTTCACCGAGGTTTTTTGAGATATTTCTAACTGGTGAGTCGTAATGAAGCGCATAGCTTGACGCAACACATGTTTCCTTGTCAGCTTGATGCCCGTGTCGCATTGCTTGTGGCAAGGCAACGTCGTAATACATCAAATGCCCAAGTATTTGCCTCCATGGCGTGAAGCCTGAAGGGGCAATATAAAGGTCTTGTTTTTTCTTAAACAGCTTGTACTCGGAAAGTATCTTGAGCCCTTGCCTAAAAAACTCTTTGGCTTTTGGCACATCCTCAGGGCCATTACACATTTGAAAGGAAGCAGTCATTTCAGAGCCTCACAGGCGGGCTGCCAGCCTTGCTCACAGTGTTGACGCTGCTGGGCGTCCAAGGTCTGGGTCAGGCTGATCCAAAAGGCACCGCCGAGAAGTGCGCAAAAGATTGCGACGACAACGCCATTGGTTTTGGGGCTGCGGTGCTCGGGGCCATAGAACCCAGGGCTGCGGTTTGGGGACTTGTGATCAGACATGAGTGTTGAGGTAGGCGACTCATGTGCGGAATGATGGCATACCCCATAGAGGGTGTCAACGTTTTTTCTTGCCTTTGGCTTTTTTCTTTTTTGGCTTTGTCTTAACTGCCTCAATAGCCTCGTGATAGCCGGGCGGTTCCGGTACTCCGCCTTGTTTCAAAATCTTGGTCCAGTCCATCAGCTGTGGCGATGATCGCTATGGTTTGGGTTCTTCACCCTGAAACGGGCGAAGGACAAGTGACCTGCAGCGGATCAGGTGAGAGGGGCGTAAGGCGCGCGAGCCTGTCCTAGTCCGCAACCATTCAGAAGTCGAAGGTGGGACGCTTGGCGCGGTAAATGCCAAACGCCTCTTCCCAGGCTTCGATGCACTGCTCCGGGTCTTCTGTAATTACGCGGCAGCGTTCAGGACCACTCACGACCGTGACGCAGCGATCGATGCGGATCTTTGGGAAATGTTGGCCAAGCATCTTGGCGTAGGCCCCCAATTGTCGGGTTGCAGGTTTGCGGCCTGAGACAGCCTTGCGAGACCCCACCGTCTTGAGGTCCCCGAGCGTGATCCCGGCATCGGAGCTGATCAAAAAGTCGAAGCTGCCCGCCACGTTGTTGTAACGGTCCACCAGGCGGAACTCTGTCGCCAGGGTCTCGCTGCCCTTGAACAGCGGCTCATCAAACAGAGGGTCAAGCCACGCATCCCAGCGATCTTCGTGGACGAACGGTTGATTCAGAAGATTCGCTTCCCAGCAGCGGTGGATGGTTCTGCCCCTCAGCTCCCAGCCATCAGGGCCGTGCCTGGTCTCCTCAATCCGTTGCTTGGCAAACGGGGTCAGCTCGTCGCTACACACTTCTGAAACATTGTCCAAAACCCAGTTCCCGCGCCACCTGTATCGGTGGGTCTCCTCAAAAAAATCCAGCTCTTTGATCGGATCTAGCAAAAGGGGCTTGCGCGCTCGGCCCACTATGGGCACACTCTGTCGGCAAAGCAACCCCAAAACGTGCCCGAACTGGAGCCATTCACAAACACTCGCGTGCTGA